GTCAGCTGGTCGCGGACCGATGCTTGCGGATCGCGTCGACCCGGTCGGCATTGGTCTTTGCCCCAGAGAGGTCCGCCCCCTCCTTCGCTGCCAGCTCCTCGAGCTGAGGCTTGGTGAGCTTGCGGAGCTCCTCGTCGGTGACGTTTCCCGCGGAATCGTCGTCCTTGTCGGAACCCTTCAGCTGCTCGATCTCGGCGCGCAGCTCAGCGTTCTCGGTCTCGAGCGTGCTGATCTGGTCGATCGCCGATCGAAGAGCTTCCACCGCCTCGTCGGGCGTCGGCAGGTCGGTGTCGGGTGCCTTGTCCGACTTCGACTTGCCCGGGTGGAAGTTCTTCATGTGGTCGTCGAGGTCGCCGACGGCGCCCGGCACATCGAACCGGGCACCGCACAGCTTGCACTTCTCGCTAGCTGTCATGGCTCAGGACCCCGATCCGTTGGACGCGACGGTCGCGTTCGGGTCGATCCGGGTGCCGCCCAGGACGTGGCGGACGCGGTAGGCCACGCCGTCGGTGTCGAAGTCACCGTCCAGCGGGTTGACGTCACCGCCACCCACGCGCTGCGAGTTCGGGCTCTTCAGCCGGATCTCGGGCTCGTTGTGGCCGGCCAGGAAGCCCATCTCGAGCGCCGGCCGCCCGTCGGTCGGGCTGGCGAAGACCGCCCAGGTGGTCGCCCCGTTGGCCGTGCTGGCCACTATCGGCTGGTACGGATCCACCGCCACCGAGAGCCGCCCGCCGAGGCCGGTGCCCTTGATGATCTGGGTGATGCCGCCGACCACCGTCCGGTACTCGGTCGTCTCGATGATCCGGTTGGCCGTGATCTCGAGCGCCGGCGGAACGACCAGGACCGCTTCCTCGAAGACGATCGGCTCGCCGCCGGCGTCGGTCTGGTTGCGGAGCAGGTTGAGCGCCGTCTCGAGGGCCGCCACCGACAGCACCGGGTTGCCGGTCACGATGTTGCCGAAGCCCACCGTGTAGAGGCTGGCGTGGGGGCCGTTGACGTCGAGTCGCAGCCCCGAGGCGAACTTGCGCTCGGTGCGCCGGGCAGCGCGGCCGAGGATGTTCGGGATCTCGCGCAGGAAGTCGACGTCCTGATTGACCTGCGCCTCCCAGCTGAAGTCGATCCGGCGACCGTACTTCTTGACCGCGTACTCGTACTTGGCCTCGTCGAGCGAGGTCTGCGGGTACTCGGTCAGCTGGGGCACTTCGTCGAGGGTGCTGTCGCCGCCCTCGAGGGCGAAGCGCTTGACGTTCCGGAAGTCCGGCACGTTGCGGCTGATCTTCACCCACTGCTGGTAGGTCGACGGCGCCTCGCGATACGACGCGAGCATCTGTCGATCGAGGATGTCTCCGAACAGGAGGGGGAAGTCGTCGGTCGACATCGCCTCCTTGAAGACCTGGAAGCTGCGCCGGCCGCTGATGACGCCGGCGACGAGTCGCGTGGCCTCGAGCAGCTGCTGGTGGTAGCGCGGCCCCTTGCGGCCGCGCACGGAGCGACCGTCGCCGCCGAAGAGGCGCGAGACGTCGGCCTCCTGGGCACGCATGGAGTCGAGGAGTTCGAGCATGTCCATCAGTAGCCCACCTTCACGCGGATCGTCGTGGTTGCCCCGGAAACGACGGCCGCGAGGGCGTAGCCGAAGCGCACGCCGGTGGCCTTCTTCGACAGCTTCGGCGTGTCGGCGGCGGTGTAGTAGAGGATGTCGCCGGCGGCCACCGCGACGTTGCCGCTGCCGTCGATGCCCTTGACCGACAGCCGGTGGGCACCCTTCATCGTGATCGAGGTCGTGCCGTCGGCCCGCTCGTTGGTCTGGGCAACGCCCGGGATCTGCCCGACGAGGACCGGGTCACCCGACGCCGGCGTTGCCGGGTCGGTGGCTACGAGGGAGAGGTCGTCGGCGTCGTCGAAGACTTCGTTCTTGGACACGTCAGTGCTCCCTTCCGCCGGCAGCAGCCTTCGCGGCGCTCTCGCTCAGACCGAAGCCGGTCTGGAAGATCCCCGCGAGCTCCGCTTCGGCATCGGCCTCGCTGACCGGCTCGCCGCCACCAAGGGCACCGCCCATGTCGCGCACCTGGCCATCGCCGATGCCGGCGGCCTTGGCGAGGTACTCGACCTCGGCCGTTACCGCCTCTGTGCATCGCGTCGTGAAGGCCGCGACGTCCAGCGCCTTGGTCTCCTCGACGACGGGCGGGTTCTTTGCCAGGGACTCGACCAGGCGAGCTCGCGTGACGTCCGGGATGTCGTATCGCTCGATGGCGGCGGTCGCGACGTCCCGGGCCTCACGGAAGAGCTGGCCCTCGCGGAGCCTGGCGATCTCCGTGTCCTGCGTCTCCAGACGCTGGCGCACGGCCTCGCTGAGCTCGTCTACCACGGGGGGATCCTCCTGAGTTGGCTTCGGGTTGATCTCGCGGCCACCTCGGGCCGCCTCGAACAGCTGGAGGACCTGGCCGCCAGCGCCTGGGATGGTCACGAAGTCGACCGAGGTCGACTGCGATGCTGGGAGGAGGGCCTCGACGATCGGGCCGCTCTTGCCTTCGGCAGTGCCATGCGTGGCGGATCCGTGGGTGCGGATGCTGGTGCCGATGTGGGGTGCGAGCTCCTCGACGGTCTCGCGGTAGGTGGAGACGACCTTCGCGTCGGCGTACAGGCCGGGGCCGCCCGGGCCCTCCTTGGCGTAGTGCGCGTCGCTGACCAGGGTGGCCGCCAGATCGCGCAGATCGCGCTCCGGCCGCTCCGACTCCTCGGTCACTGTCGGGTGGTTCCAGTACATCTTGGTGCCCTTCGGGAACGCCTTCGCCCCGTCGCGCTCGAGCACCTTGGCGTCGTAGAAGCCGCTCGATCCCCAACCCGGCTGGATGATCTTCAGCGGCACCGTGCCGTCCTTGCGGACGCTCTTCTCGATCAGCGGAATGACGTCGCCGACGAACGCGGCCTCGACAGCCGAAACGATCGGGGCCGGATCGCCATCAGCGGGTGCAGGGGCCGGGTCACCGGACTCGGTTACCGGCGTGATCGGCGTGTAGACGGTTTGCTGCTTGACCTCGATGGCGTCGTCGCCGAGGGTCACGACGCCGGCCTCGTTGACCGTGTAGCTGCGCTGGAACAGGCGGGTGCCGGTCGGCATCTCGACCTCGTACACGACGCGGTCGTCGTATACGTCCTTCGGCCAGGTGTAGACCTTGTCGATGCCAGCGGCGGTGAGCGATGCCTTCAGCGCGTCACGCAGCGAGCTGTGCAGCTGGTTGTGGCTGAGCTCCGCCTCGCGCAGGGCGCGTTCGGCTGCCTTGGGATCGGACCGGAAGAGCTCTGCGAGCCGTTCGAACATCGGGCGGACGCTAACCGAGGCCGTCATACCCCCGGTATTCGTAGAGCCGCTCAAAGCACCCTGCAGGAGTGCGACAATCGGGTCGTGACAGAGCCAGAATCGGACGATCGCCGTTGGCTACGTGAACAGCTCGACGAGCTCTTCGAACACTCCGCGGAGTCGCTCGCGCAGCTGACGATCGACGAGTCGCCGGGCTGGCGGATCCGCGCCGAGGTCGGCATCAACGACGCGCCGCACTTCGAGCTCACCGGCAGCGGCGCCACCGCCCGCGAGGCATTCACCGACTTTGTCGGCCGGGCCGCCAGCCGACTCGACCAGGCGTCCGAGCTGATGAGGCGCGGCAACGCGACCTGCTGGGTCTGCAGCAGCCAGCGACCCCGCGTCGACATGGAGTCGGAGGTTATCGGCGGCGAGATCTGGTGGCTCTGCGATCGCTGCCAGCGGCGGCGGTCGAATGCTGCCCGACTGAAACTGATCTGGCCGACTGACTATGAGACCTGGCTTCGACGATGGCGCGCCGAGCAGCGCACTGCGGGACGCAGCGGCGAGTGGATGACCAACGTCGAAGCCGAAGCGCTCGCCCGGCACGACCGGGATCCTTTCATCGTCAACCGGATGACCGCCGTGCTGGCGGTCGCCGCGGAGAGCTAGCTCGGCTTCCGCCGGTACTCGGTGGTGCAGCGACAGGCCGGGTGCGCCGTCGGCTGTTCGTGACCGCTGGTGAAGACGCCGTCGACCGCGATCCAACCCTGCGAGTCGTTGGCCAGGCAGTCGGCATCGGTTCGCGCATCGCCCACCGCCAGCCACGCCTTCTCCAGCTGCAGGCCGGCCGACGCCAGCCGGTTCGCCATCATCCGCCGGGACGCTTCGTAGGCGTCACCGGTCTCGGTCACAGCCACCAGGTGGGCACGCGATCGGATGTGCTGCTGCGGCGCTGGCGTCCCGAAGCCGACGAACGTGCGCCGGATCTCCGCAGCGGTGCGGTCGTAGCTCCACCCGCCCGCGCGCGCATCAGCGAGGAGCGTGCGAAGGCGATCGCGGGTCACCTCGTTGATGCCCGCGACCCGCGTTGCCCCGACGTCCGCGAGGTAGGCGACCGCCTCCGGGTCGGCGAGGGCGAACGTCAGGTCGGCGGCCAGGTCCGCGATCGCGTGACGCGCGCCGAGCCGCAGCGAAGCGGCCGCCGCCAGCGACAGCGGCTCACGTAGCACGCTGAGCGTCGCCAGCGCCGACTCCGTGAACAGCGCTTCCCAGTCCTCGGGGCTGACCGCCTCGCGCAGCGCCTCGGTCTTGAACTTCGACTCGAGGGTGGCGAACCGGCGCAGGAAGTCCTTCCCCTGGACGCGCCACGCCTTGGCCAGGTCGCGCTCGAGGCGGCGCTCGATCGAGCGCAGCGTGCGCCGCTTCCGGATGCGCAGGTCTGCTTCGCGAAGATCCGCGGCCGCGGCCCCGACGAGGTCGATCGCCTCGAGCAGCTCAGGCGGCATTTGGGAAGACCGGCCGCACCGCCTCGCGCAGATCGTGGACAGCCTCGGCCAGGCGCTCCGTCGCCTCAGCTTGCGTGCGATCCTCGCTGGCTCGCGTCGCCTGCTCGGTCTCCTGCTCCTCGGCCACCGACATGATCGTCTCGACCATCTCGTCGACGTCGTCCTCGCCGAGCGCGGTGAGCAGCATCTTGACGAGGTTCTTGTCGTCGATCGTTCGAGCCTTCGACTTGCCGTCGAGCGTGGCGGCGGTGACGATCGCGTCGATGCGCGCGCCGATGTCGCGCTCGAGCAGCGCCGGGAAGTCGATGTCGACCTGGCGATCCATCGGCTCGCCGCGCAGCTCGGGATCCTCGTTGGTATCGTCGGCCGCCAGCGTGACGATCTCCTCCTCGGTCTCCTGGTCGCGGACGATCGAGCCCTTCAGGACGCCCCGCGTCGACCGCACCGAGCTGTCGATCACGAAGTCGGCGAGGTCGTTGAAAACGTCGCGCCATAGCGCTTGGCGGTTCATCATCTGCAGCTCGGTCGGCCGGTCGAGCGTCTTGGCGGTGGCCAGGTTGCCGACGTCGGCATCGCCGAACAGCATCGTCTCCGGGATCCCGGTGCCGGCCGCGACCATGAGCCCAACGCGGCGACCCTCGTTGAGCGATGGCGTCGCGCCGGCGGTCCGGATCGGCTCCATGTCGACGCCCGCGATCGTCCGACCAGTGACCGGATCGCGCTGTTCCTGCGCGCCGATGAAGGTCGAGCCCGCGAGCGGCGGGGGATTGGTCTCGAGGTACGACCCCGAGCCGACCGTGGTGCCCAGCCGATCCTTGGCCGCGGCCACGCCGGCGGCGCCGCCCGGGGTCTTCAGGCGCCAGACGAACCGCGCCAGCGCCTTCCGGATGGTCAGGTAGTCCTCGAGGTCCTCCTTGACCGCCCGGGCCCAGTCGAGCGCCGAGTAGACCTCCGGCACACCGAACGCCCACGAGTCGAAGCCGCCGACCTTGACGTGGTAGATCGGCGATCCCCAGTGGATCGGGTTGCCGTCGAGCGTTCCCGGCATGCGCCGTGGCCGGAAGCCCCAATCGGGGTAGTAGGCGGTGCGCTGGACAGGCTCCTGGAAGACGCCGTTGTTCAGCCGGCGCTCACGCCACACGCGCTTGTAGAACCACGGCTCCTGGGCGTCGTCGGGGTTGCGGATGACCTCGCGGATCTCCTCGATCGGTACGGTCCGGATCTTGACGCGGCCGCTCACCCGGCTCGGGAAGAGGGACAGCGCGACGTTGCCGGCAACCTGGAGCTCGACCTCCTTCATCGTCAGCGCCTGCTGGCGAGTCAGTGACTTGCGGTTGCCGCGATCGTCCCAGAAGGTCTGGATGGCGTCGTTGACCAGGTCGCGCTTGCCGCGCACGTTGACGCCCTGGCCGAAGACGTAGTGCGCCTGGATGCTGACCGCGTGGTTGATGAGCGGGTTCTTGAGGTACGACAGCCGGGCCAGCCGGATGAGGCGATCGAGGCCGTCGCGGCTGAACTCCACCGCCGTCCAACCGTCGAGCGGGAGCCAACCGTCGTCGTCCATGGCGAGCTCGAGCTCCGCTAGACGCTCGCTAAGCAGCTCGAGGGACGCGTCGCGCTGCGCGATCGCCTCGCGCAGGTCGCCATAGCCGCTGGCGATCGGGTTGCCGTAACGATCGACGAGCGTCACGACCGGAGCTCCTTCTGACGGTTCGCAATCCACGCACTCGCCTCGGCACTGAGGTCTCTCTGGTCGGGTGACGACTCGATCGAGTCGGGAGGCTCGGTGGCCATCACCGTCAGATGAGCGTTCGACCAGTCGACCTTCCAGTCAACTCCCGGCACGCCGCCTTCGACGGGCTCCTCGAGATTCCGAGCTGTGATAGTGAGCGCCAGGCCCAAGGGCCAGAAGAACTCACGGTTTACCCGCTGAAGGAGACCGGCTTCACGGAACTCCTGCAGGCTGAGCGATACCCAGCCGCCCTCGTCTTTTTGCGTGGTCGTGTCGTTGCGGCCCATCAGTACGGGCTCACTCGGACCTGCTGGTCGTGCACGACGTATCCCTCCTGGGGCTGTGGGCGAATGGCGAGGTAGGCGAGCAGCCACGCGTCGGCATCGTCGGGCGATCGACCGATGCGCTTGCGGGTCTCCTTCTTGGGCTCGACCTGGATCCGGTTGGCTGCATCCGGTGGCATCAGCCGCGGGGCGGTGAGGTCGGTGAACGTCTCCTCGTCGAGCTCGGACAAGTCGAGCGCCCCATCCTCGATCAGCCCGCGGCCGACCTCCCACCAGATCTGGTCGCGCAGGCGGACGTACTGGGCCGGCGCCAGCGCCCGCTCGCCGACGTTGACCGGGATGATTCGTGCGGTGTGGCGGCCCTGCCGGCGCAGCTGCTCGAGGCGATCACCGGCGCCCTTGCCGATGCCGACCGTGTCGATCTTGACCGCCGTGGCACCGGTGACCAGGATCGCGGCCAGCACTAGGTCGACCAGGTCCATGGTGTCTGGCGATCGCTGCCGCCAGACGCGGCCGGTCCGGATCCCGCGCCGCTCGCGCACCACGCTCTGGTCGCCGCCGGCGCCGACGTCGACGCCGAGCTCGATCGGCAGCAGCTGCTCCGCGTCCCACAGGCTTTCCGCGGGAAATGGGGTGCCGTCGTCGTCGAGGTGGCGGCAGGCGCGGATCTTGGAGCCGGGGATCACACCGTCCTCGGAGTCGATCGGGTGACGGCCACGGATCCGGCCGACGACCCACGATGAGCCGGCGCCGAACTTGGTGACCATCGACTCGACCCACGCCGGCGAGAGGAGCATGTCGCGCAGCTCGTCGGGCACCGGCTCCTTCGTGAAGTTCGGCGTGTCGTATCCGTCGATCCGGACGACGTGCCAGCCCGACGGCGAATCGAACTCGTCGGCTGCCCCCGAGTCAGGGTCGATCGTCGCCGGCAGCCGCACGGCGCTGGCGAAGGCCGACGTCGGGTCGACCGGGTTGCCGATGGCCAGGATCCGCGCGTGCTCGTTGGTGGCCAGCGTCTCGGCCGCGTCGAACAGCTCGCCGGCGACGCCGTCGGCCTCGTCGATGATGACCAGCACGTAGCGAGCGTGGATCCCCTGGAAGGCGGCCTGGTCGTACTCGGACGGCTTGCGGCCGATGGCCACCAGCTCCTCCTGCGGCGCGGCCGAGGTGTAGTGGCGGCCGGTGCGATCGATCAGCCACTCGGTCTGGTTGACGCGGCCGCTGAGCTGGCCCTTGCGATGCGCCTTTCCGATCTCGCGCCACAAGATCGCCCGCACCTGGCTGAAGGTCGGCGCCGTGGTGACGACAAAAGCCTCGCCGGCGCGATGGGTGTCGAGCCACCACGCCGCGGCGCGCGCCGCGATGAAGCTCTTGCCCGAGTCGTGGCAGGCCGGCACGCCGGTGCGCGGGTTGCGAACGACCGACTCGAGGATGGCGCGCTGCTTCGACCAGATGAACTCGAGGAGGCGGTTCTGCACCCAGCCGACCGGATCGGCGGTATACGGGCTGGGTGCTGGATCCAGGCGGGCGGCCAGGCGCTCGACGATCGACGCACTGCCGGGGCTCAGGGCCGGTACGACCATCAGCTGAGCTCGGATGGTTCGGGCAGTACCGCAACCAGCTCCCGGTGCATACGTGACAGCGCGGTTTCCCGCTGGTCGTCGCTGAGCCCCAGCTCGTCGAGGCCGGCCAGCAGGACCCGCTCGAGCAGGCTGACGATCATCTCGTCGATCGTCGCCCGCCGCTCGGCGATGTGAGCGTCGGCAGCCTCCTTGCCGACCCGCCCGGCGAGCCGGATGGCCGCGGTGAAGATCTCGCGCGCGGCGTCGATGACCAGGCGATCCGGCTCCTTCGGGCCATCGGCCTTGGCGATCTCGACGAGCAGCGCCGCCGAGGCCTCGAGGTTGCCCTGGGCGTAGCGCACCGCCTGCTCGAGCAGCTGCAGCGGTGATCCGGATCCGGCCGGCTGGCCGAGTCGCTCGAGCGCCTTCGTGGCTGCCTCCTTGGCCGCATGGCGCTTCCCGTTGGGCGAGCTGCCGCCGTGGCCGGCCAGCTTGCAGTGGCCGGAGCCGACGTGATCGGTGCCCCAGCCCTTGCCGAGCTTGCACAGGTGCGCCCCGTCTCGACAGGCCGCCGTGTCATGCGCGTGCGGGCAGCCCTTCCAGTGGACGGGCTTCTTCGGGGTGGAGCAGGTCGGGCATTGCCGGACGTGCGCGCCGCAGTGCACCAGCGGCTTGAAGATGCCGACCTGGGCCTTCCGTGCGGCAAGGGCCGCAGTCGTCGACCCGGTACCCGCTTTGGTCCGGCTGCGCGGCTTGGTGCCGCCCGACGTCTCTCGCTCGACGGCGACGCCTGGCTGCGACGACGACTTCGACGGGTGCGGCGATGCCGGGGCTCCGCCCCGAGCCCCGGCTCCTGCCGCCTGCGCGGGCGTGCGAGTGCTTGTGGTCACTCGGTTACTCCGCGCGGATCAATGGACGCTCACGGAGCGTCGCCACGGGTGTTGGTGGTGGGCTCCGTGTCGGCCGCACCGGACGGTTCGGCGGCCTCGGTCTTCTCCTGGATCGTCTGCGCCGTGTAGGTGCCGGCTCGATTGAGGCCCAACGATGCGGCCGCCAGGCTTGCCCAGGTCATGACCTCGGCCAGGACGAACGAGCCCAGGTCAGCGGTCGGAATCCCGCCGCTGGTGAGCACGACCACGCCGGCGGAGAGCAGCGTCACCGCCCACGCGCGGGTGCGCGAGCCTTCGGGGATCGGGATCCAGCTGAGCTGCTGGAAGATGGCCACGACGAGCGCGATGCCCGCCGCCCACTGCGTGATCTCGGGCGCCGTCAGCAGCCCGGGCAGGTTGAAGTCCATGTCAGCTCTCCTCGATTCGTTCGGGCCAGTGCCAGAGGCCGCCGGCCGGGATCTGTTCGTCGGGCGGGGCCTCGCCGACGCCGTGGCGCGCGTCCGTATCGCCGTCCTCGTCGAAGACGGTCAGGTTGACGTTGCCGGTGGGGTGGACCTTGACGACTCCTGCCATCAGACAGGGGCCGTTGGCCCTGGTGCGGTAGTGGACGATGCGGCCGACAGATGGCTTCATGGCTGGACCTCCTTCGCTGCGGCGGCCGCCTTGTCACGGCCGGTGAAGAACGCCTGCTGCAGCTGCTCGAGGGTGATCCCGGTCGGGACCTCCTTCACGATCGTTGTCGTCTCGGGCAGCCCGAAGCCCGCGGCCGGACGGCGCGTGCCGTCGACCGGTCGCAGGTTGTTGCGGTGCATCCAGACGTACTCGGCGCCGTAGGGGATCAGGCGCCACTGGCCATCGGCCGATTCACCGACCGAGCGCACCTCCTCGGCGACGGTGAAGAACTTCCGATCGCCAGCGCCAGGGCCAGCGGTCCAGAACTGGCCGCCGGGAGCCACCGACGTGGCGGCGCTCGAGGCGAGGGTGTCGCCCACGCCGGTCATCCAGCGCTGCTCGACGGGCTTGATGACGGGCATGTCGTCCTCCTGTGACGTGGGCGCTGACGCCCCGTAGAGCAGCGAGATGAAGTCGGTCGCGACGTCCATCTCGTACCTGGTGATGGGCTGGATCCAGCCGTGCCCGAAGTGCGGCCGGTCGACGACGGTGGGATGCGCGACCAGCGAGCGAGCGAGCTGCTGCACGTCGGCGCGGAAGACCGGGCAGGCCAGCGCCCGCTCGAGGCCGGCCGGCATGCCGGCGAAGGCGACGGCCAGGCAGTCGGCGTTGGGGTCGTTGTCGCGGGCGAGGATGGCGCGCACGATCGCGAAGCGCGCCTGCTGCAGCGCCGTGGGCTTGTCGGGGTTGAGCTGGAAGACCTGCGACGGCGCGATCGAGTGCGCCGCCTTCGAGGTCGGCACCACCCACTGGATGACCGTCCGGCAGCGAGCGTCCGCCGCGTGCTCGTGCCAGAACCCGCCGTGATACGAGGCATTGACGGTGGCCCGCGTGGCGATCAGGTGACGCACGGTGCCGTCCCAGCCGACGCGACCCTCGCCGCCCCCCGACCAGTGCCATGCCGCGCCCCTGGGCGCCCAGCCGGTGACCGCCGTCTGTGGGATGCCGAAGATGGTGGGCTGCTCGACGACCAGCATCAGACGTGGTCGCCGTTGTCGATCGACTGGCCCAGCGCCTCGGCATCCTCGGCGTCGCCACCGTCCCAGCCGATCGGCAGGTCCGCGGCCGGGTAGGCGCCGCCCATCTCGATGTCGGGGTCGACCGTGATGGCGGTCTCAAAGGCTTCCACCTCGTCCTCGGCCAAGACGCGCACGCGATGGCCGTTCTCGCCAGCGACCTCGAACTCGGTCACGCCACCGCCTCCGGCTCGGACTCGTTCTCCGCCTTGACGTCGGCCTGGTTACGCAGTGCGCGGCCGATGATCCACGGGCCTGCGATCAGCCCCAGGAACAGCAGGCCATTGATCGCTCGAATCGGTGGGAAGACCTCCGCCACGCTGTAACCCGCCTGACCGAGGCCGGTCAGGACGATCAGGTAGATGCCGACGGCGGTGACGTACTTCGCGCGGGCAGCCAGCGCATCGAACAGCGGCAGGTCCTCGTCGACGTGCAGCAGCGGTCGTACCTTGTCCTCGAGGAAGCGCGACTCGCGGAAGTTGAACCAGACGAGGACCATGGCGGCCAGGACCTCGAGCCCGATGGCGACGTTGGTCCCGACCTCGACCCAGTTGATCTCCGACATCAGTGCATCCGCTCGACGAGGGGTCCGACGACCTCCTGGGCCCGACGGATCTGGCGCATGGCCACACGCTCGGCGGCGTCGTGCTTGCGGATCACGTGATCGGTCGACGCGATCCGGCGCTCCTGCGCCCGCCGGCGATCGCCGCGCGGATCCGATAGCCAGGCGATGAGCCGCTCAATCGGATTCATCGGGACCACCATCGCCACGGCGGGCTGCGAGCTGGATGCGGCGAACCTCAGTGACGACGGCGAGTGCGGCGTCGCGAGCAATGCCGGTAGCAGCCGCGGCGGCCTCGGTCTTGGCTGTGTCTGCATCTAGCCGCGTCTCGAGCTTGTCGCCGCGCGCGATCTCGCGCTTATGGATCCAGCCGGGCACGAGATCGCCATGGACGAGGGCGGCGAGGACGAGGAGCAGGAGGGCGACGGCGACGGTCCAGCCTGCGGCGCTGCCGAGTCCCTCGAGCAGCTGCAGGAACCAGTCGGGCACGTTACCGAGCGCATCGGGGACGGAGCAAGCGCTGCATGCCGGGCAGGCTATGGCCGAGCCCGATACCCCCGGTATGCGCTACGCGGCGGCAGTCGCCCTCGGAGTCAGCATCGCCGGCGCCTCGCGCGACGACGCCTCACGCGGTGCCCGGGCCTTGCGCGCCTCCCACCGGCGCCGCATCTTTCGACGGGCCGCCGGCGGGTGGCGGTAGTCCTCGATCGCGCCCTTGATGTAGACCAGGTGCTCGGTGATCGCGTCGAGCTGCTCACCCGTGAAGAGACCCGTCGTTCCTCGCAAGAACTCGGCGTGGATGGCTTCGATGTCGTCGCGCGTCACCGACCCGTTGGTGGGGGAGAGTCGACCACCGCGGCGATGGCGCGGTGTCTGGCCTCCAGGGCGGGAGCTCGAGCGCGACGTCACGGGCTAGGCGATCCTCGCGATACGGAGCGGCGTGCGGGGTGGGGTTCGGAACGTGACGGTGACGGGGCCGAACCCTCTCGCCCCGACCACAGTCACGGATTGAACCCCATCCATCACCCCGAGTGTAATCGCGTGGCTGGAGGGTGTGGCGATCATCTCGCGACAGCCCAGCGCGTGGACCTCGGCGAACAGCAGCTCAGCGATCCGCCGGCGTTCGGCCGGCTCCGCCTGGCTCCACAGCCCGACCAGGTCGCGCAGCTCGTCCGCGACTCCGGACCACGGTGCCGGCTCGTCAGATGTGATGCTCACAAGTGATAACTCCTGCGCATCCAGCCGGGCCATCGTCGCCTCGAGCGCCACGACATCGCGATCGCGGCGGTAACGGGTCAGGGCACGATCGCGCTCAGCCGTTACACGACGCAGTGCCAGCCGGTCCGGCTCGGGCGTGGCCGCGCGATGAATCTCGGCGGCGGCCACCATGGTGGCCGGCTGCAGCACGGCCTTCACGAGCGCCTCGCCGAGCGCGCCCTCGTACAGCTCCTGCGGGTACGACGTGCCCAGCGATCGCACCAGGCGGTTGCGGAACGCGGTCCGCCGGCGCGCCGCGGTGAACGCCGCGCACGGCTTGCGGTGCCGGTAACGACCGACGTCGCCGATCAGCCGCGCATCACACGCCGCGCAGCGCAGCATCGGCAGTGCGTAGGTGCGGACCGTCTCGGGCTTGCCGCCTCGCGTACGCCGGCTGGCGCGGATCCGCTGCACCGCGTCCCAGGTCGCGACGTCGACGACCGGAGCGACCGCCGCCGGCGTGCCGTCGCGCAGCTGGCCGACATAGATCGGGTTGGTCAGGATCCCGCGGACGGTATCGAGCGGTAGGCCGACGTCGGACCCCACCCGACGATCACTCTGCCCTGACGCTGAGAGATCGAATACGCGCCGCACGCGCAGGTCGCCGCTCCACTCGAGTGCTGGTGGCTTCCCCGTCCGCACGAAGCCGAACGGAGGCCGACCTCCAGGCTCCCCCAAACGACGACGCTTGGCAGCGTAGCCTTCACGGATCCGTCTGGCGAGCTTCCGGCTGTAGCTCTCGGCCTCGACGGCCTCTCGTGCCCAGGCATCCCATGACTCCTCGTCGCTGCTGAGAATCCGCTCGTCGGCGAAGAGCAACGCGGCGCCGGCGAGATGGAGGTCGTGGCGGGCGTTGACCGCCGTCCGAAGATCACGCGCGAAGCGGCTGACGTAGCCGACCACCAGGACGTCGTACTGCCCGCCGGCGGCCGCCATCATCTCGGCGAACTGCGACGTCGAGCCGACCGTCCGCCCCGAGTGCGCGACCTGCCAGGCGAGCCCGGTGTCGACGAGGCCGCAGCGTTCGATGGCGCGGTCCTGCTGCTCGCGCTGGGCGTCGGGCCCGAAGGCGTCGAACTGGCCCGACGTCGACTCGCGGATCCAGCGCGCGGCGCGGAGGCCTCGCAGGTCGTCGAGGGAGCGGGGCAGGGTCATGCTGGAACCCGGTGCGCGACAGCACCGCCGTTCTGTCTAGTGGGCTTGACTTGACGGTGTCTAGCGGTGTAGACTACGGTCATGGAACACAAGCGAGAAGACCTCATCCGGAAGATCCGGAAGGCAGCCCGCAAAGCCGGCAAGGACTTCGATCTGATCGGCAGCACCGGGCCCCACGACAAGTTCAGGCTCGGCAACACGACGTTCCCGATCCCGCGCCACAGGGTCATCGGACCGAAGGTCAGCTTCGAGATCTTCGCGGCGCTGGAGGGGGAGCTCGGCAAGCGATGGTGGAGGTGACGATGAGCGGCCACAAGAAGTGGGGCGAGATCAAGCGGGATCCGGCGGCGGCTCCCGCCCGCCCGCTGTATCACTTCAGCGCCGAACGCGACGGGTCGGCCTGGCTGGTCAAGGCCGACGACCTGCCGCGCGTGTTCACCCAGGTGCGCCGGCTCGACCAGGCCGAGGACATGGCGCGCGACGTGACCGCCCTGATGCTCGACGTCGACCCGGCCAGCTTCGATGTCCACGTCGTGGCCAGGCTCGAGGAGCCGGTGCGCGAGCTGGTGGAGCGCGCCCGCCGGCGCCGGGTCGAGCTGGAACTCCTGCAGGGACAGGCCGCCGCGGTGAACGCGGCCGCGGTCCATCGGCTCGTCGACGACGGCTACTCGCTGCGTGACATCGGGGCCATGATGGGCATCAGCTTCCAGCGCGCCGGCCAGCTGGCCAAGGCCGCGATCCCGATGCTCGACCTCGACGAGATGGAGGAAGCCGTCCTGCGCGGCGCGACCGACCGGCCCGACATGGCGATCGTGGCCAGAGCGCCGGCGGAGGATCGCGCGGCCGGCTGACCTGGTCATCGGAGCACCCCGCCCGTTGCCTCGACCGCGTCACGGATAGCAGCTGCCATGGCGTACATGCCGGCTGCCGCCTCCTCGCCCGTCGTGCCCATCGAGGCGATCTCGTCGACAGCGCCCTGCCACTCCTCCGGGTGCTCGTCGAACCAGGTCGGATCGAGGTCCAGGATCCCGCGCGTGTCAGCCATTCGGGTCGCTCCGCAACCGCTCGAGCTTGTTGCTCAGATCCAGCAGCGCCTGGATGGCGCTCTCGCCCTCGCCGCGCTCCAGCCCAGCGTTCGGGCCGCGCGCCCACGCCACCCAGGTCGTCGCCAATCGGATCATCGGATCGACCTCACGCGGACCGCACACGACGCCCATGATCCGCCACTCGAGCGGCTTCATGGCCTCGGCGCGGTTCCACGCTTCCGTCAGGCTGGCCAACGACCCGCATGGTAGACCGCCGCTCGGTCCGGGCGCGACGCTTCCGCTCGGCCACCGCGGCGGCGACGTCGACCAGGGCGACCAGCAGCGGGTTGGTGCGCAGGTCGTCGCTCATCGGTCGCGGTGCCCCACGTGCCAGTCACCGCAGCGGCAGCGGTACGTGCTGAGGCGATCGCGCTCGGGATCCTGCACGGCGATCTGCGCCAGCGCGCGCTGCGCCGTCCGCTCGTCGAGGTAGCGCACCTTCCCCGAGTGCGGGCAGGTGCCACCGTTCACCAGCTCGGCCAGGCCGCGGATCGGCCGACGGTTCGGCTTGGCCACGTGGGTGTCGCTCATCGCTTGTCGCCCGGACCGTCGGGATTTCGGCCGGTCTGCTCGAGCGCATCGGCGAGGTTGACCGCCTCCCCACAGCGCCGACAGAAGAGCACGGGTGGATCGGCGCTCATCGCGTCGTCGATGTCGTGAGCGCCGTTCTCGTCGGGCCGGGCGTGGGTGCACACGAAGCTGAAGCTGCTCATCGCGTCGGCCAGCCGTAGACCGCGGACCACTCCGCGGCGGTCATCGGATCCCAACCCATGCACGGGCAGCCGAGGACCTGGCAGTGGCCGTCCGGCCCGATCGGCTCGGCGTGCGCCCGCTTCGGATGGCCGCAGCCGGGCGTGTGGCACGGGCCGCGGCGCGTCCGAACCTCGGCCGGATCAGGGGCCATTCCCCGCGAAATGGTCCGCTCGGCCTCGCGCATCTCGGTGAGCTCGCGCTGGTAGCGGCGGATCCGCCGGCGCACCGAGGCCCGCAGCAGCCAGACCTGGACAGTGAAGGCGACGCCGGCGACGCGCTCCCTGACCAGCTCGGCCACCGCGTGCCGGAAGAGGACCAGCTCGCCGAGCGCGCCGGCCACGGCCATGACTGCCACGCCGGTCCAGCCGGCCACCAGGTACGCGCCCAGCCAGAAGCCAACGAGCAAGCCGAGGATGGCGAGGCGGGGGTTCACGACGCTGCCTCCAGCCTGGTCGCATGCAGGTCGCAGAGCCGCCAGCGGCGGACCGTCCGCGCACCCGGCTCATGGCAGCCACCGAAGGCGCACGGTCCGCCGGCAAGGAGCCGGTCCCAGGCCCGGGCCGCCTCGCGGTCGAGCGGGACCTCGCGCAGCTGGTGCCCGTAGCGCATCAGCATCACGCCGCACCCCGCCGGCGCAGCACGCCCTCGAAGCCGGTCAGGTCGTCGACGCCGTCCAGGCGGCCGCGCAGGACGAAGGCGCCGACCTCGGTGCAGCCCTCCAGCAAACGCATCCAGCGTTGCTGGTCAACCGTCAGCTGGCGATGCCCGACCTTGAGCTCCACGAACAACACCCGCGGCGGCCGCACCAGCACCAGGTCGGGGAAGCCGGCCTCCGATCGCCGGCTGTCGTTGGTGTGATAGGCCGTCCAGCCGTGCGCCCGGGCCAGCCCCACGACGCGCACCTGGAGCGCCGCCTCCGGCGTCATCGACGCGTCAGCCAGCGCCTGCGGGTCTGGTCGATACGGGTGGCGGCTCTGCGTCGTGGAGGCGCACAAGATCAGCGCCCCGGCCGGATCGCCGGTCACGAGCAACAGGACTCCCAGCGCAGCCACGACGAGGCCCGTGACGACGAAGTCTCGATCGCTCATCGCGGCACCGTCGGCCGCGCGGGCGTCTGCACGTTCTTGCGGGCCCACAGCGCCGCCAGCGCGCGGGCCTCGGCACGAGTCAGGCCGCAGTGCAGGCAGCGCTCGACGCCCTTCCGGAACCGATGCGGCGAGCTGCTCATCGCCCCACCGCCTCGAGCACGCGATCAGTGGCGCGGTCGATGCGCTCCTGGCCGTCGGCGTCCCACGCCGGCATGGAACGGTAGAAGACCGCGGCGATGCCCTCGCGCAGCTCGCCGCGCGTCAGGGTCAGCGGCTCGTTCGCCCAGGTGTCGGCGGTGGACGTGGCGGGCGCCGTGGTGGGCTCCTGGTCTCGCTGAGCATCGAGCTCTGCGAGGGACGCAGGATCCTGCTCGACCATCACAGGTGCGCCTCGGGGATGTCGATCGGACCCAACCGAGCGCCCGGAACAAGGTCATCGACGGCGGCCGTCGGGTTAGGCGGTGCCTCGGTGTGGCGGCCGACGCCGAAGCCGCGAACGTAGGCCCTGATGACGAGGCGAGCCATCCGCTCGACCTCGTTCCGGCCTCCGGGCCGGATCGCCTCGACTACCCACGGCGGGATCCGGAACGACTCGATGTTCTCGCTGCCCATGTTCGGGACACGCCCAACGTCGCGCACGACGACCATCGACCCGTCGCCACGGATCACCGAGCGCGGCCGCCGGTCGCCGGGCGCCGGGTTCATGTTCTCGCGGCGTCGCATCTCGGCGGCGCTGAGACCATCGACCTCGTAGCGATCGAACCGCTCGACCATCGACCTCGGCAGCGGACAGTCCGCACCGCACTCGTGCAACGGGCTGCGGCGCAATGCTTCGTGCGAGTCGAGCTCGGCCTCGGACTGGTCACGGGCTGGAGGGGCCGCGGCGTCGGCCACCGGCTGCTCGGCGGCGGGCGGCATCCCGAACAGCCCGTCATCGCCGAACAGCAGCCGGGCCAGCCGGACCGTGCCACGCCGAATGGGATCGGCCAGCGGATGCTCAGGCATCGTCGCCCTCCGCCGGCTCGTCGTCCGCCCCGTCGACAGCGATGGCGTCCGGGGTGACCTCGACGATCTCGATCGGCTCAGCCAGGGGCTCGTCGGTGGTAGGTGGCTCGGGGTCGGCTCCACGCCGATTCTCTCCACGTTCCACGTCCACGGCCGGATTCCACGTTCCACTCATCGGGCTCTCTGTAAGAGAGAGCCCTCCGTGGAAGAGTGGCGATTCCACGGATTTTCCACGGTTATTCCACGGCGTCATGATTCCTCCAGTGGGTCGTCGGTGGGGTCGACCAGCCGTTCGTAGGGCGGTCGGCGGGTGATGAGGCCGGCTCCGTGGAGCCGCTCCAGGGTCTTGTAGGTGCCCGAGGAGGACAGGCCAGAGGCCAGCTGGATCTCCTTGACGGTGCTCGCGCCGGCGTCGATCGCGGCCAGCACCTTGTGGTCGGTGGCCATGCGCATGTCGACCGCCGTCGAGCTGTCGGCCACGGTGGTCATGCCGCCCGATTCGGCCTGCTCGAGGTAGAGCATCGAGTGCGGTGCGCGCTTGAAGATCTCCCAGCGGCTGCGGCGATCGGCCAGCGAGCTCACCATGGCCACCACGTCCGGCGTCTGGCCCCACTGGCCGCGGAGCTCCTCGAGACCGGCCGGGCCCTTGTCCTTCGCGTCGCGCTTGCGGGTGTGGTGCACGGCAACGGTGGTGGTGGCCGGGAAGTCGACCTTCAGCTTCTTCAGGAAGCTCAGCACCGAGCGGAATGCGGGATCCTCGCGCAGCTCCTTGCCGGCGTACATCTCGGAGATCGGGTCGAGGATGACCAGGTCGATGTCCCAGGTCCGGATGGCGCCGCGCAGCCAGCGCTGCCAGGCCTCCTGGTCGAGCAGCACGCCGGCCAGGCTGATGCGGCGATAGCTGCCCAGCCGGTCGCGCGGCAGGTCGAGGAAGGCGAGCAGCTTCTCGTCGCGCCGCCACTCCTCGTTGGCGCCGTTGTCCTCGTCGACCACCAGCACGTTCAGCCGACGCGTGATCGGGTAGCGGTCCAGGAACAGGTCCTGCCCCGTCGATCCCGAGATCGCCAGCTGGCGGATGATCCAGCTCTTGGCGACGCCGGCCGACCCGGCCACCATGACCAGCGTGCCCGGGCGGCAGAAGCCCTCGATCATCCAGGCATCGGGATCCGCCGGCGCCCGGATGTCGGCCACCACGTCGGGGATCGGCCCGGCCACGTAGCCCTCGTAGTCGGCCAGGAGGTCGGTGGCGTGGGCCTGCAGCGCCAGCTTCTCGGGGTCGATCCGGCTGGCATCCTCCTGCCCCGGCTCCCACTCGACCCGGATCGGCGGCAGCTGCATCGCTCGCGTCGACGCATGCAGCTCCTCGATCGCGCGCGTCAGGCGGCGCAGGTCGTCCGGCGTCGAGAAGTCCAGCGGCTCCTCGGGCGGGTGGATGCCGTTCGTCTCCGCCGGCGGTGCAGCGGCCGTCGGTCGCCGGCGTCGCGGGCGCACGGGGATCGAGGGCTGCTCGGGCGTGGACATCTAGCGCGTCAGGCCGCATCGCTCGAGCAGCGCCATCCTCTGCCGTCGCACCGCGCTGGCGCGTCGGAAGAGGCGGGCCGCCTCCTGCTGGTGGTCAGGCCCGGGGATCAGCTCCTCGGACCGTGCTGCGTCGCGCAGCGAGGCCTCGCGCTCGATCAAGCGCAGGGCCGAGTCGATGGCGCGGGACACGGTGGCGGGTGGGGCGGTCATCAGGTCCACACCTGCCAGTCATCGGCGTTGGCTTCGAGCCAGGCGTGCAGCTCGTCGTACCGCGTCGCCTCGGCGAGCTGCTCGGCAGTGTGGTTGTTGCCGAGGCGCTGCAGGTCAGCGTTGAGGAGGTCGGACGATCTGCCTCGCTCGTACCGCGCGGGCTCGCCGGCGTCTCGGCGCCGGAGTTCTTCCTGGAGGTTCTCGATGCGGCGCGGTACCTCCCAGAACTCGACGTCCCACAGTTCGCCGCGACCCTCGGTGTCCCAGTAGCTCCACCAGACCTCGGTGCCGTACAGGTCGCGTCTCGACCAGTTGAGCCGCGTCGGATCGAGGTCGGCGAACTGCTCCGGGATCCGGCCGACCGGGATCATCTGGACGTGGCCATCGGCGCCCATCAGAACGGGATCTCCAGAACGCGCGGCGCCTGGCCACGACGTCGCAGCTCGCCGCGCTCCATGACCGGCCGCGGATCCTCGTCACGCCGACGGTCGTACGACCGGCACACGTCGCAGAGCTCGAAGGGATGGTCGACGGCGAAGCCGCACGGCATGCGATCGTTGGGCGGTGGGGGGTGTGAGACGACGCACGGGCAGGCGTAGGTCGCGGAGACCTCGGGCAGCAGGAGAGGCATCGCTCAGCGGCCCTCCCCGAGGAACAGCTCGTCGGAGAGTCCGATGCCGCCGACGTCCTCGGCCGCCAGCCGGTTGCTGGTCAGCGAGCGGAGGTAGTCGGTGAACGTGCCGCCGATGCGCACGTCAGCCAGCTCGGACAGTTCGGCCCGCGCCAGCGTGTCCGGATGGCGATCGAGCAGGACCTCGAGCATCCGCCGCGCGCCGGCCTTCAGCCGCGGCGAGTAGAGGGCGATCAGCTCATCGCGGCCGGGCGCGCCGGCCCCGACCTGGTCGCGCACCTGGTCGACGCCGGCGTCGGTGAGCGCGATCTCCTTGGCGCCGGTCTCGAAGGCGTAGCCGGCCTCGACGATCGAGCGCAGGTAATCGGTGAAGGTGCCGCCGATCTTGACGTCGGCCAGGAAGCTCAGCTGCTGACGTGACAGCGGCCGCGGATGGACCTGCGCCAGCGCCACCAGCATCCGGCGCGCGCCGGCCTTGAGGCGGGTCTCGCCCTCGGTCGGCCGAGGCGCTGAGACGGCCTGCACGGGCGCCGGCCGCGATTCCGGCACAGGGCGGCGCTGCACATCGGCGACCGGCCGCACCGGCGGCGCGGAGCGGGCAGGCACGGCCTTCGCGTTGGTGACACGGTCGATCGCGGCAACGACCCGATCGCCGACGTCGGCGATCTTCTCGCCGATCATCCGGAACTGACCAACGACCTCGAGCAGCGTCTCGACCTCGCCGTTGAGGACCGGGACCTCGATCTCCTTGACGATCTCCTGGACGACCTGCTCGGCCGGCTTGGCTGCCAGCTCGCGCTCGAGCTCGCCGATCCGCTTCTGCAGCTCCTTCGGGTCGTCACGCTTCGCTCGCTCGATCACGTCGGTGAGCGCGCGGGTGATGGCCGCCTGGTCGACGTCAGCCATGGTCGACGGCCGGCGGGGGGCCTGGCCGACCTTCGGCGTCGCGGCCGAGTCGAATGTCGTCCGACGCTGCATCTGCACGCGCTTCACGAGCCCGTCCTGGGGGATGAGCACCCACGCCTCGCCTGGCCGCAGGACGGTCAGCGAGTCCACGATCTCTTTGCTCATGTCGTGGTGATCGACCCAGCCGGCGATCGTGCGCTTGTCGTTGGTGGCGCTCACGCCGATCGCGTGAATGATCGCCGTGCCGACCTCTTCGAGGACATCCTTGTGGAGCCGCGCCGGGCGCTGGGTGGCCGCCCAACAGCCGAGGCCGAACGCTCGCCCCTCCAGGAGGAGGGAAGCGGCAGCCTCCTTGAGCGCCGCCGACTTGGCCGTCACGCTCTGCGGGATGTAGCGATGGGCCTCCTCGAGGATGACCGTGCGGACGTGCGGCTCGAGCTGGTGGCGGTGCATGAGCTGGTTGCAGAACGCGGTGAGGAAGGTCGGCAGGCCGCCGGTCTTGGACAGGTGTGAGACGTCGAGGACGGCCGACAGCATCTCGTCGACCAGCAGGTCGGCGATCCGCGCACCGGTCCGCTCGTCGAGCGGGAAGTCGCCGTACAGGCCGCCGAACACCGGCACCGACAGGCCGGGGGTCTTGCCGTCGCGGGACGACTTGATGCCGTACCAGTCGCCCTTGGGGTCGACCACGGCGAACGGCACCGCGGCCTCGTAGAGCAGCTCGACGAAGCGGGCCTCGGTATTGCTCTTGCCGCTGCCGCGCTTGCCGATGACCGCCACCCCCTCGGTGGCGAACTCGAGCGGCAGCGCCAGGTCGTCGGAGATGCGGAGGCGGCGCTCAGCCATCGGCCGGATCCTTCCCAGCCAACCGCTCGACGATGCGCCGGGCCACGTTGCGGGGTGATGCGTCGAACAGGTCGACGTCATCGATCTTGCCGTCGAGGAAGGGCTCCTCCTCGTCGAGGTCGTTGATGATCTCCACCAACAGCTTCTCGAGACGGGGTGCCATGCTCCGTGCGATCTGCTCGACGCTGGGCGGCTGCCCGTGGTCGTACGCCCCGGACCAGTCGATCCGGCCATCCCGGGCGTCGAGGGCGCCCTGGAGCGCCGTTGCCAGCGGGCCGAGGTCAGCCATCGACGTCGTCCTCGCGCTCGGCGAGCCGCAGGGACAGGTTGGCCGCGGTGAGGATGACGTCGATCACCATCAGCCCGATCAGGACGGCCAGCAGCAGGTCGGTCATGCCGCGACCTTCTTCCGAGTCCGCCGCTTGGCAGGTGCCTTTGCCGGCGGCTTGACGATGCGCGGCAGGCCGAGCATCCGGATGGCGCGCGCGGCCTCGACCGGATCGTCGTGGCGCCGCCGTACGGCCTCAGCGCGGCGCTTCCGGATCCGCGCCGCGGTCTTCTGCTCGTGCACGCGATCGCGCGGCTCCTGGGGCGGCTGGGGCGCCTTGTCGAGGTCCTCGCGGCGGCGAGCGATCTTCTTCAATCGCCGGCGGGCGGCGCCGGGCCCGAGGCGCTCGCGGAGCGGCCTCATGTCGTGGCCTCCGACAACACGCCGAGTCGGGCAAAGGGCGTCGAGGTAGCGCCGCTCAGCCACGTCCGGTGCCCATCCCTGAACCTCCACCGGGAGGGGCTCGAGGTCATCGACCTCCCAGGAGTAGCGGGTGTTCGGCATGAGGGCATCCCGCTCGGTGAGCAGGATCCGGTTGTCCGCCTCCTTGACCTCGGCGGGCAGCTGAGTGTTGTCGAGATCGAAGCGGCAGACGATTGCCCACCACACCTTTGTCCTCGATCTCGCGGTAGCCGGCCAGCTGTCGTTTCAGCGGGCGGGGCACGTCGCAGACGTACGCCTCGGTCGCGTCATGGAGGAGCGCCGCCAGCGCGTTCTCCGGGGCGACGGCCTCCGACATCAGGACGCAGTGCTCGGCGACCGAGTAGAACCGGTCGACGTGACCTCCGTACCGACACAGCAGCGACAGCGCATGGGCGATGTCCGCCGGATCAATCTCCTCGGGGCGGGGATCGAGCGGATAGAAGCGCGCTCCGGTGAACGTCTGCATCCAGTCGCCACGGAGCCAGGTGTCGCTCACGACGTCGCCGCCTTCTTGGCGGCCGGCCTCTTCGCCGGCTCGAGCGATCCGTCGGCCTGCGGGTCAGCGGTCGGTTGAGCGGCTGCGGCCAACGCGTCGATCGCCGCTCGAGCGAGACCACCGTCCCCGGCGTCGGCCCGCTCCACGATGCGCGATGCGATGATCTCGCCGATCTTCACGAGCGCCGAGCCGTGCTCCAGGTTGTCGATCAGCTTCCAGGCGGCGTCCCGCCAGTTGCCGTACCCGAGACCGACACCGGTCTGGTCCTCGGCCCAGCTTCTCGCCTCGTGGAAGCCGTTGCCGTAACGGTCGCCGGCGAGCAGCGTGTACAGCACGAGCTTTGCCTTCTCTGGTGGCAGGGCCGGGGTCATGGCTGCGGCCAGCGGACCGATGATCGCCTGTCGCTCGGCGAACGCAGCGTCCCGCGCCTCACGCGCCTCACGCTGCTGCTTCTCGACGGCCTCACGCTCGACCTTCCGAGCCGCCTCCTGGTGCTTCTTGGAGATGCAGGCCGGCTTGAGGTTTGGCTTGTACGTCTCGTGGCCGCTCATGTAGGTGAGGCTGTAGCTCAGCTCGTAGGCGTTGCAGTCACAGATGCCGGCGGCGCGATCGGTCCAGGTCGTGTCGCGGCCGCGGGAAGCCGACTTCGTCTTCTTCCACCCCAGCTTGGCCAGTGCCTCGAGGCCATCGCTCGGAGTCCCGGCCCAGCCGACCAGGGTGGTGGTCGTGGGGTCGGCCTTCTTCTTGAGCAGCTGAGCGAGCCAGCCGGCAACGAGCTCCTTGTCGCGGTTGGCCGCTGTGTCACGCCGGCGGTCCTCGTCCATAGCCCGCTGCTGGGCCCGGCTGACCTCGGCCTCGAGTGCGTGGGTGCTGAGCTTCTCCTGCTGCGCGCGCCGGCCGAGCTCCGTCGCCTCGTCAGGCGGCAGGGACGCGATCGCTCGGGCGTGGGTGCCGCTCAGACGGCCGTCGCGCAGGGCCTCCTTGATCGACTCCGGCACCTTGAGCAATCGCAGCGAGTTCGACACGTACGGCGCCGAGCGTCCGATGCGCTTGGCCAGCGCCGCCTGGTTGAGCTTCGGCTCAGTGTCGAGCAGCAGCCGCAGGCCGGCCGCCTCCTCGAGGGGGTTGAGGTCGTGGCGCTGGAGATTCTCGACCAGCTGCGTGGTGACCAGCACGGTGCCGGTCCGGTTCTTCCCGTCAACGAGGGCGGGGATCGTCTGCAATCCGGCCTCGCGTGCCGCGGCCAGGCGCCGCTGGCCGTACACCAGCGCGTAGCGACCGGCGCCGCTCTCCTCGACGCGGATGGGCTGCAGGATCCCGACGCTGCGGATCGACTCGGCCAGCTCGTCGAGGCCGGCGACGTCGGTGCGCACATTGGAGCCGACGTCGATCGCGTCGAGCGGCACGTCATGCAGCTCCGGCTTCCAGGTCGGCGCCGCGCCGTTGGTTTCGGCCGACTTTTCGCGGGGAATGGTGGCGGTGGCGCCCATCAGAACGGGATCTCGTCGCCGTCGGCATTGACCGCCGCGGCGACTGCACCGGGTGTGCCGTCGGCTGGCGTCGCGTCGTCACGGTCGACCTCGGCGCGGATCTCCGACTCGCGCTCGGCGCGGATCTCCGACTCGCGCTCGGCCTTCACCGTCTCGTCCGCGATGAACTGCTCGCGACACGCCTCGAGACGGTCGTACAGGTCACGGATCGGACGCAGCGTCTGCTCGACCACGAACTGAGGCAGTTTGTCGATCGCCTCGGCCGACTCCTCGATGAGGTGGCGAAGCGGCGAGATGAGGATCTCGACCTCGAAGCGGTTGATGGGGAGCGAAAGCTCCCGGATCTCGCGGTCTCGAGCGTCGTAGTAAGCGACCTCGGTGAAGGTGTTCATGCCTCGAGGCCCTTCGCCACCTGGAGCACGGTCCAGACGGTGGTGCGCGAGCAGCCCAGCTCGCGGGCGATCTCCCGCTCGCTCTTGCCCTCGGCATGGAGGGCCACGATCCGGCGGTTGCGCTCGACGCGCTGGGTCGCCTTCTCGTCGGTCGGGGTCGTGGTGGCGTTCATTGGGGCGGTCTCCTATCTGTGGGGCGGTTGGTTTACGAGGCCACGGCCTCGGCTTGGCGCCGGCGACGTTCGCGCCGGACTCGGAGTACCTGCTCGCGCCGGAACAGGCTTTCGGCGGCATGGGCCGGCGGCAGTCGCCGGATCTTCGGGATCTCCGAGTCGGGCACCATCCAGTGCGAGCCGGGGTCGTCGCTCTTCTTGCGGCCGACCAGGCGGCCGGCCAGCAGCTCGGTGCCGAGGTTCATGCGCCCGGTCAGGCGGTGAAGCTGCGGCAGGCTGTACCAGCGGTTGGCGGCCACCTGGGCAGCGAAGACGGAGTCGGCCGGCACCTTGGTGTGGTCGATCTGCTCACCGTGCTCGGCGATGAAGCGCTCGACCTCGGAGTGCTGGACGAGCTGCACGCGGTTGAGCCCGACCGGGTACGACCGCGTCGATCTCAGCAGGCCGCGGCGGATCCAGCGATCGACGATGGTGGTTGCGTCGACGCCCAGCTGACGGCCGAGCTCGCGGGCGGTGTAGCCGGCGTCCTTCTTCTTCAGTCGCAGCCGCTTGGCCTTGAGCCGGATGCCGACCACGCTGCGACCGAGCCGCCTGGCGATGGTGGCATCGGACCGCAGCCCGAACCAGGTGCACAGGTACTCGACCTCGGCCGACGTCCAGTGCTCGGGCCGGTTCCACGGTCGATCGACGTGGCTGCGGCAGGTGCAGTGACCGAGGCTGTGCGCGGTGGGCGGCATCAGCCGAGCCTCGAGACGGCGGTTGGCAGCGTCTGCGACGCGCGCGGCATCGGTTCCGGCACCACCGGGATCGGGGGATGGCTGCGGCGATGCTCGGCCAGCGCCTGGCGCGTCGGGAACGGCTCCTGGCAGCGCTCGCACAGGTACGAGTCGACGTGGTCGGGCGGCGCGCCTCCGCCGAGGTTGACCGGCTGGGGATCCCAGCGCTCGCGATCGGGGTTCTGGAGGCACCAGCGCTCGTGCACCGTCGGGATGCGCTTGAAAGCGCGCTGACAGTAGCGACAGCGGGGGAACGCAGCCGCCGACGGATCAACGGGACCGGATACAGGAGCTCGCGCTCCACTCTGCCCCGCCATCGATCGATCCGCCGGCGGCCGTGCCGCTGGCAGCCGCTCGATCCGGTCGAACAGCTCGATCGACGGACTGACGGAGACGCTGGCGATCAGCGCCTCGACGTACAGCTGGCGCAGCTCGGTGGTCATTCGGCGGCCTTCGCCGGCGTGCACTTGGCACAGAGCAGGTCCTTGAGCCTGTCGGCCTCGACGGGCTCAAAGCACTTCGAGCAGTCGACATGGTCGGGCATGCAGCTCGAGTGGTAGACGCTCCCGCCGTTGTCGAGATCCTCGCCGCAGGTCGCGCAGCCAGCTCGCGCGCCCTCGAAGTCGGGGTCGCAGTTCCGGCAGCTGACGACGTCGGCGCCGACGCCGGCGACGTCGGGCGTGACGATGTACGACTCGCCGGGCGCGATGAACCGCTTGCAGCGGTCGCAGGTCAGCGGCAGGAAGGCCGGTGCGATCATCGCTCGCCGTCCCCGACCCGCAGGAAGCCGTCGAGGTTGTGATCGCGGGCTGCGCGGGCCTCGTCCAGGTTGGGCGGCTTGACCTTGCCGTCGCCGAGCTCGCGCGCCAGCTTCGAGCGGCGCTGCCGGGCGTTGCGCTCCTTGACGATCGCTGGCTTCCAGACGTCGCGTCGGACCAGCTGCACCGTCTTGCGTGGCGGCTGGATCGTCGTGACCGACTGCCCGTCGACCCGGCGCGCGACCTCGAGCTTCTTCGGCCGTGGCCATGGCGTGCACACCACGCAGTGGCCGGTCGCATAGCGCTCGTCGATCTGCGCGAAGCTCTCGTCGACCTCGACGCCGGCGGTCGCTCCGCATCGCGAGCAGACCCATGCCGCAGGGGGGGGTCCGGCGGGTGTCGTCATTGACTCGTCTCGATCCCGGCGTGGCTGAAACAGCGCCGGCAGCCGCGCTCGGCGATGCCGGTCGTCACCCGCTGGCGGTCGTCGCGCGGCAGCTCGGCGCCGCACATGGCGCGATCGCCGTTGGGCGGCACCAGGTGGGGGACCGTGCCGCTGCGGGCGGCCCAGTACCAGCCGTTGTCGATCGCGACCTGGTAGCCCACTGGCCGGCGCGCCCCGCGGGCTCGGGCCCGGGTCGCGACGCCGGCGGCGATGCCGTCGATGGTCATGCTGTCCGCCATCCGTGCTGGCAGAAGCTCAGGTGTACCCAGCGCCGGCCCCTGCAGACGCCGCAGCCGACGACCAGCAACCAGACGCGATGCAGCCACGGCGCCGGGACCTTCACATCTCCACCCGCGGCGCCTTGTGGCGCGGCCGCTTCATGTCGACGACGTTGCTGCCGGCGTGCTCGTCCTGGAACTCGCGCAGCTGACGCTCGAAGATCGCGACGTCGGCCAGCCACGGGCCGTAGTGGCGGGCGACCCAGCTGAACTCCTCGAGGTCGTGCTTGAGCAGCTTCAGCGTGCCCTTCTCGGTGATGAACGGGTGGCACAGCTCGTGGGCGGTGAGCGCCTCGCGCTGCGTCGGGCTCAGTCGCTTCCAGACGTCACTCCAGATCCAGATGACCAGGTCGACGTGGGCGACGTCAGGCCATGGGCCGGTGGCCTTCATGCACTTGGCGAGCATCCCCTCGCCCTCCCCGGCCGGCTCGCCGAGCCGCTCGAGGTAGACGATGCGCAGCTCGTCGAGCGGCCGGAAGCGGTCGTGGCGGTTGATGAGGGCACGTGCGACCTTCTCGATCGCCTGGCTCGGCACGTACTGCGCGTCGAGCTCGGCGAACGTCTCGGCGGCGTTGGTCATCGCGCGAGCTCCACGGCCGACCCGGAGACGGAGGGCCCCGGGTCGGCCGAATCGAATGGCGGCTTAGAAGGGGATGTCGTCGACATCGACGTCCTCCTTGACCGCGGTGGCAGTGGCGGCGCCGCCACGGGGTCGGGCAGGCGCACCGCGAGGCCGGACCGGCGCAGCTGCAGCGCCGGGCGCCCCGACGTCCATGTCCGGATCGTCGGCGACCTCGTCGTCACGCGCCCGGCGCTCGAGGCTGAACACCCGGGCGAAGCGGAGCTCCAGCGAGGTCCCTGCTCGGCCGTCGTTGGTGGTGTAGTCGCGCCGCATGAGCTGGCCCTCGGCGTACACCTTGTTGCCCTTGCGCAGCTGCTCGGCGAGGCGCTCGGCGGCCTGCTCCCACACCGCGGCGTTGATCCACAGCGTGTCGTCGCTCCAGGAGCCGTCGGGCTGCTTGACGCCGTTGTTGACGGCGATGCGGAGGTCTGCGACGGCCTTGCCGCTGGGCGTGTAGCGAAGCTCGGGATCGGCGCCCAGGTTCCCGATCACGGACAGTCGGTTGAGGGTCATGAGGCGGCTCCTGCAGTGGCGAGTTGGGGCGCGGCGTCGTACTCGCCGGCGCTGAGACGGATGGAGAAGGCGACCCACTCGGCGACCGAGAGGTCATCGGCATCGGCGTGGCCGGTGGCGGCGCCGGCCAGGACGTTGATGTCGCCCCAGTCGGTGATGCCCTTGGCGGTGGCCTGCGGGTAGACCCAGCGGCCGATGGCGTCGAGGTCGGCGTCGAGGTCCTTGCCACGAGTAGGCAGCGCGCGCAGGAGCCCGTCGACCAGCTCCCACTGGCCATCGACCAGGTTCTTCTTGCTGAAGCGCGCCGGATCGTCGTCTGGCAACGCCAGCGTCGCCGGATCCGCGCCGAGCATCGCGGCGGCCACCAGTCGCAGTTCGGCGTCGGAGTCGATGCCCCGTTCGCCGGATACGGCGTGGACGCGATCAGACCAGTAGCCGGGGTCGCCCTGCTTCTTGCGGGCCCGGCTGCGCGCTGGCGCGGCCGCCCGCTCGGCGATCTGCTCGCCGCAGTCGGTGCACCACACACCGCTGTCGCGGACCTCGTGCTTCGCGGGCGGGTGCCCGCAGGCCGGCGCCGGCGCAGGTGCGTTGCCCTGCCCGTTTGCGCTGTCAGCGGCCGGCGCCGCCCGCGAGCTCCGTGTCCGCGCCCCGCGCGGCTTAGTAGCCTCGGCCCCGGCCGGCGGATCCTCCACCGCCGTAGCGGGCTTGATGGCCGTATCGACCGGCATCGGCGCGCTGGTGCCCAGCTGCGGGGGGATGAGTCCACCAGGCAGAGCCAGAGCCTCACCGTCCTCGGCGGCGGCCAGCAGCATGCGCGCAGCAGCGTGGTCGACCTCGATCACCGGCACCGCGAAGTTGCGGGTCGCCTCGCCCTGGCGCTTCACGGTGCGCTGGTCGAGACGCATCTTGGCCGGGATCATTCGGCCCTGGCGCGTCGCCCCCTCGAGGATGTCGGCCATGCCGGCCAGCTCGACCGCGGCGTTGAAGCCGTGCGACTCGAGGCGCCAGGTGCCGATGTCGGGCAGGTCGGGCAGGATCACCGACACGCGCGTGGTCGGCTTGCAGGCACGGCCCTTGGCGGCCGCCTCGGCGCGCTCCTTGCCGACCGGCGGGCACAGGCACGGCTTGTCGGTGATCGACTCGCGCTCACCGTCGCAGCGCCGGGCGCAGCCGCCGCCGGTCCACATCTCCCACCACTGGCTCAGGCTCTGGCCAGGCGGCACCACGATGCGGAGCGTCTCGGCCGCCACGACGACCTCGTACTCCTGGCTGTTGTCGAACGGGTTGGTCCACGGCCGCACGCCGCGCTTGTCGCTGCCGTAGGCCTCGGCAGCCGCTTCGATCAGGGTTTGCGAGCCGCTGGTCAGCCGGAAGCGATCGAGTTTCGACGGACGAGGCCCGTTGGATCCGGCGACCTTCTCGCCGGTGCGGATGCGCCCGAGCTCGCGCAGGCGCTTCTGGAGATCGAGGATGGGCATCAGATCGCCTCCACGGACGCGGCCAGCGCGTCCTCCAGGTCCTGGGGGATGGCCTCGCCGATCGCGGTCTTCGAGGTCTCGATCACCCAGCGGAAGTTCTCCCGCGCGATCAGGAACGCGCGCCAGATGGCGTCGTCGAAGCGCAGGAACTTGAAGTCGTAGCCCTTCGGGGTCAGGTGCAGCACGGCGGTGCCCTCGACCTCCGGGACCGGGAACTCGGTGACACCGTCGGCACCGCCCACGAACTCGCCGCGGGCATAGGCCATGACCTGCATGGCAACCTCGGCGTAGATGCGGTTGCCGCTCTTGTAGTCGACCGCCAGCCGCATCCAGCGGCCGCGGTACCAGATCTCGAGGAAGGCGTCGCAGGTGCCGGCGTACGACTCGGTGCGGTTGAAGACCGTCGCCTCGGCCGACAGGAAGCGGGGCCGGAAATCGTTGACCCAGCGGATGAAGCTGGCCATGTGCGGATCGATCCGCTCGTCGAAGGCCGGCAGGTCGCCGGCGATGTACAGCCGGGCTCCCTCGCGCGCGAGCTCCTTGACGAGGTCCTCGCTGGCCTCGTGCACGGCGGAGCCCTTGTCGGCGGCGGCGTCGCGTGCCCGCTCGGCTGCGCCCTTGAGCCAGCGCAGCGCCAGGCCCTGCGGCGACTCGTCGATGCGGGCCAGCTTGGCGCCGTCGGCGCGCTGCTGCTTCACCCACAGAGCGCCCTGGCGGGCCCAGTGCTTGAGGGCGCGCTTGCCGCGCTGCTCGACGTCGGCGTACGCCAGCTCGGCGGCCATCCGGGCGTACCACGGCGGCAGGCCGTACTTCGGCACGCCCATGCCGATCATGGTGGTGACCGAGTAGAACTGCTCAGTCGGACCGCGGCCGGTCCATTCGTAGAAGCGGTTGCCGCCCTCGTCCTTGCGCGCGGCCGCCGGCGCGCGGCGGGGGATGTTGATGACCTTGGCCATCAGAGCACCGCCTCGGGATGGCACGGCTCGCCGGCGTCACGTGCCGCGCGGCAGGTCCCGCACAGCGCGTCGTTGGCCATGGCCGGACCACACGGGTCGTTGCACTTGAAGCAGGCGCAGATGCGCGGGTCATGCTTGCCGATCGGGGCCATCACGCTTCACCCGGCGCGTTGACCTGGAAGTCGCAGTCGCCGTCGTGGTCGGGCGTCAGCCAGCAGGTGCCGACGTCCCAGCAGCCGGCGCCCGCGGTGACGTCGTGCGTCTCGCCACAGATCGCGCGCTCCTCGCCTGCCTTGGCCCGAGCACCGTCGTGGCCGAGCTCCTTCGGGCAGCGCCCGTCGACGTGGAAGCTGTCGAGGTAGCCGCACGAGTGGTACGACTCGCGCGATGCGACTTGGCGGCGACCCTCGTCCGCGCAGCCGTCGCAGATGCGGTAGCCGGAACGCGAGCCGTAGGGCTGGGTGCGCCCCTCGTCGACGTACCCGCCGTGGCGGTCGCAATACTCCTTCGGCCCGTCGCCGTTGTCGGCGGCCACGTGCTCGAGCAGGGCGGCGCGCTCGCGCTCGAGCGTCATGGCAGCACCGCCGAGATCGCATCCGCCACCCGCGGCACCAGGCCATTGAGCAGAGCGATGGCGAGAACGAAGCCGACAGCGGCGAGGCCACCGGCTGCTCGGCGGCGGCGATCGGCCCGGTCGACCGACGGCAGCGGCATCGCCTGGATCACGCGCGGGGTGGCGCGGCGGGTGGCGGCGGCGCTCATCGTGCACCGGCCTTGAGGGGCGCAATGGCCTTGAGAACTCGACGAATGAAGAGCAGCCGCTGCAGGTGGCCGCGCTCGCGTTCGGCGGCCTCGGTCCACACGCGGAGGTCGGTCGACTCGCGGTGGCTCTGGTCGCGACGCTGGCGGGCGAAGAGCAGCTCGCCGACGCAGTCGCGAATCATCGGCTCGAGATGGGCCAGCGCGTCCTCGTGGCCGGCAGCAACGCCCTGGGCGTAGCCGGCCGGATCCATGCGATGCGCAATCTCGCGGGCACTGAACGGACGGTCGCGAAGCAGGATCCGCGTCTCGACCGGGGTTTCGCGGGAAACGGTCATGCCGCGACCGTCCCGGTTCGATCGACCACGGCCACGTTGCCGAGGCGATCGCGCTGCTCGAGCGCGCGCCGGCGCCACTCCTGGAGCGGCGGCGCCTGGCGCTGGTCGCGAGGATCCGCACGCCGCTCCTCGATGCGCTGCAGCAGCGCGGTCATGCCCGCACCGCCTGCTGGCGCTCGATCAGCGGCGCCGGGATGGGCAGCGGCTCGTCGAGCTCGACGGGTGCGCCGGCGGTCAGCGCGCCGACGTTGCGATGCACCAGCCTCCGCAGGTCATGGGCGGCGATGTTGTGGACCCCGAGCGCGCCGAGCAGGGCGGCCAGGAATGATTCCTCGGCGGCTTCGTCGCGCAGGTGAACGGCAGCAACACGGGCGACGGCGTCGAGCTGCTGGCCCCGGGTGCCGTGGTCGACCTGGTGCCGGGCATTGGCGATGGCCCGGGCGAAGGCGGTGTCCTCGACGGCGTCGCGGCCAACCTCGGTGTGGATGGCACGGCTCTCGTCGGTGTGATCGGCGAGCTGCTCGTCGATGCGGGCCTGGATCTCGGTGACCAGCTCCTCGAGCTCGGCCACCTGGTTGGTGAAACGGCCGCCGGCGCTCCGGCTGGATCCGTTCACCGATGGGGCGGTGTGTGTCATCATGACCTCCGTCTGAGGCCGTTCCCTGTTCGTCTTCGCGGGCGATTGAGGGGAGCGGCCTCGGTCTTGTGTCAGGCGCTCGTCGTGTCGAGGCCCATTGCCGTGGCAGCCTTTTCGAGCCACTCGTCGGGCGGCGTTCGCTTGCCCATGGAGTAGGCGTAGACCGTTCCTTCGGGGGTCTGAGTCGCGCTGGCGAGCCACTTCAGCGATCGCCCCTGCGATCGAAGCTCGCCGCGCCACGTGTCCCGAATGGTTGGTACAACTGTCACGGCATGTTTGTACACCACGGCGGGACAGGTGTCAATACCATTTGGGACACCTTGCCGAGACGCCCCACCGAGCAGCACGACAACGCACTGCGCGCCCTCATTCGAGAGGCGATGCGCGAACGTGGGATTCCGTCGGTCGACGGGCCGAAAGGGCTGGCGGCTGTCGCTCAGGTCAGCCGCAACACCATCTATGCGTGGGAGGGCGGTGCCTACCCCGGCGTTGGGGAACTCCAGAAGGTGGCGAAGGTCCTCGAGCTGCCGGCCTGGCAGCTGCTACAGGCCTGGGAGGGCACCAGTGCGCCGTCGCCACCGGCTTGGGTGGCCGAGATGCTCGAACGCTTGCAATCGATCGAGTCGAAGCTCAGCGAGGTCCCGGACGGCGCCGACTGGAAGGCCCTTGCGAAGCTGGCGGCTCGCCTGCAGGTCGCACCGGACATTCGTGCAGACGCAAAACCTCGAGGGTCACAACGCGGCGGAGCTCCGCCAGCCGTGGCCGAGCCAGAGGAGGCAGCGCGGCGGTGAAGAGGACGGCCATCTCGAGCGCGTCTTCGAGCATCCGGCGGTGATCGCAGGCAGCGGTGGGCACGGGCATAGCCCTCGTGCGCTCCTCAGCGGGCCCGGAACGCCTGGGCCACTCCGGCCGCGACCGTCGGATTAGAACCAGCGCTCATGACACCTTGGGCGTCACGAACGGGAGGGAGTCACAGATGTACGAGCGATGGCGGGTCAACTGGTTGATGGAGTCGGCGATGTCGGAGGACGACTACGTCTGGCCGATGGCGACGCTCTACGACCTCGAGGTCGACGACCCTATGAGCGGCCGTACCTTCCATCCGCGCGAGCCGCGCATCGGACCGGGCCGATCACCCCGAGGTGAGCCCTGGATTGTCGATCACGGCGGCGGCACACCCGAGATGCCGGGCTGGATCTCGGTCGCATGGTCGATCGACGGCGAGACACTGACGCAGCTCTACGACGGCGAGGTGCGACGGTGAGCCACTGCTCGAACTGCGGCCAGCTCGCCGACGGGAGCTTCTGTCGCAACTGTGGGGCCAGCCTCCAGCAACAGCCGACGAGCTCGCTCCAGGCAACGGTCCGCGGCGATGTTGCGACGGGCCTGATGGCGATCGCTTTCATTGGAGGCTTCTTCGCCGGCGGCGCGCTGTGGCTCTGGCTGCTCTACGACGAGAGCGTCACGGCCCAATCGATGGTCTGGTTCCTGGGCGCCCTGCCAGCCGCGATCGTCGGCGCCTTCCTCGCGAAGTGGGGCGTGGTCGCACTCCTGACGAAATAACCGGAGAATCTCCCGAGACCCACCGCACCGCTGGGCCTCCGCCGGTCACACCCTCGACTGGTGACCTCGACAGGGCAGTTCGCAGCCTGTCGGTCGCCAGCTACGCGAGGCTCTGGTGGGGCCGGGGTGGAATGCGACCAGGTCCGCGTCGGCAGCGCGATGGTGGCTCGGTCGCTATGCCGGACTCACGGCCCTTGCCACGATCAACCTCGTGATGGCGGCCCTCACCATCTACGCGCTCATCCGCTTCGAAGGCGGCTTCGACTGGAGCATCTACACCGAGGCCGCCGACCGCTTCGACGGCGGGCTCTACGATCGCTCCGAGGCGTACCAGTTCCGTTACTCGCCATTGCTGGCGCTGGGGTTCGGGCTGCTAGCACCGATCGGCTACGTCGGCTGGACAGTCCTGCACTTCGTCGCCCTGGCTTCGCTGCCTCGCACCGTCGCGCTGCTGGCGCTAGTGTCGTGGCCGTTCTGGGATGACGTCTACAACGGCAACGTGATGACCTTCGTGTTCGTTGCCGCTTGGGCTGCAGTCCACCGCTCGCGGCTCGGTACGCTCGCCTTTCTGGTGCTGGCGGTGCTGGTCCCGCGGCCGTTGATGCTGCCGTTGCTCGGCTGGATCCTGTGGAACCGACGCGAGTGGGTATGGCCGTTCATCGGCATCGCCAGCGTGTCGCTGCTCGGTGCTCTGCTGACCGGCTGGCTGCCTGAGTGGATGGAGGAGCTGCTGCTCCGAGGCACCGATCACATCGGTGCACGCGGCGTCGACTGGGGGCCGGGCCTGATCCTCGGAACGCTATGGGTGCCGATCGGCATCGTGCTGGCCGTGTGGTTCACGATGAAGGGACGGCTCGGGCTGGCGTCGCTGGCCGCGTCGCCCTACTGGCTGCCGCACTACCTGTTCATGGGGCTGCTCGAGCTCCGGCGTCGACCCTAGTAGTCGGTGCCACCGGCGTACTCGCCGCGGAGGTAGCAGTGCACGAGGTTGGCGCTATCGACCCACGTTGTCGTCAGGTCCGGCGTGTTGTCCCAGGTGTAGGTCGCGATCCGCTTGAGTCCGGTCCCCGCGGTCGTCGCGGTGATGCGGACGCTCGGCGTGTTCGAAGGCGCCAGCTTGAGGATCAGCGCGTACGTACCCGGGGCGACCACGACCGGCGCTCCGGTGGCCGCGATCGCGGACCACGAGGGATTGCCGCTGTTGAGGGCGCCGGAGCCGCCGGCGAGTTTCACGCACGCGGTCGGGTCGACCGCGTAGTCAAAGAGACCCCACTCGTTCGTGCCGATGGCGCTCGTGTTGGTGTGGACCCGCAGGGAGACGATGCGCATTGGGGCCGGGATGACGATCGGGAGCAGGAAGCCGGCGTTCGTGCCCGCGTCGGTGGCCGTCGAGTTGAGGGCCATCGGGATCGTGGGATAGACAACCAGCGCCGTGCCCGGGACGCCGGAGCCACCAGCGACGACGATCGCGTCGGCGATCTCGTCGGCGAGCGCCTCGAGCTCGGTGGCGGTCCAGTTCCCGCCGGCGTCGGCCAGCGAGACCTTGTCGGCCGGGACCGAGCCGATCGGGACCCAGACCCCGGACGCGCGCTGGAGGAAGTTCCCGTCCGCCTGGCCGGCCGTGTTGACGTCGGAGAGGTCGTTCAGCGGGATCGTCAGGGCGTCCGCGCCACCCGCCTCATGGCGCGCGCTGTGGTCGTCGAACTCCGCGTTTGTCGCGTACTGCGGATGATCGTCATCGCCGAGCCCAGAGAGCGCGCCATGATCCGACGCGCCGCCGCCCGTCTCCGCGCGGAACTCCACACCGCCCGCCCCGTCGGGAGACAGGACGAGAGCCGGATCGGTCTCCGCCGTTGGCAGGCTCTCGATGGCCAGCTCGTCGGCGCCGCCGTTGGCATGGCGGGCGTCGTGGTTGTCGAACTCGGCGTTGGTCGCGTACTGCGGGTGGTCGTCATCCGCGAGCCCGGTCAGGGCTCCATGATCGGTGACACCGCTGCCGCCCGCGAGCCAGATCGCGGCGCCGGCGGAGGCATCGACCAGGCGCCACTCCCCGACGATTGCCGTCGGCGTCTCCAGGTCGTCGAGCTGGCACCAGACATTTCCTACGTGGTAGCCGAGCGTCTCGTCGTCGCCGGCCGTGGGAGCAGTGTCGCGATGGACGTCGTGACCGTGGCCGCAGCGAGACCATCGATTGCCGGTCCCGACGGTGTCGGGATGCCCCTCGCCCTCGAAGGACTTACCGCCGGTCGTATCGAAAGTGGCGCCGACCATGGCCCAGTCGCGACTCTGGTCGATCGTTCCGCTCCACGTTTCGCCACCAGGGTCGTTGATGCGGAAGCCACCGAAGTTCTGGACAAACGACTCGGTGAGGTCGGACGAGGCCTCGGCGAATGCCGTCCAATCGCCGCCGCCGGTGATCGAGTCGGGGAACCCGGACGCGCCGCCCTTGTTGATGCCGAAGGCGACCAGCAGGCCGATCGTCCCTCCAACCGCCACTGATGGTGCGCCGTTGAAGCCAGAGCCGGTGCCGGACTCAGCAGGAGCGGACAACGTGCCACTGAACAGCTCGGCGGCGATGACCTTCGAGTCGGTCTCGAGGGTGGTGAGCAAGGACGTGCCGACGCCAACCTCCCAATAGATCTTGTCGCCCGGTGACAGCGCCACGGTGACGTTGGTGAAGTAGATCAGGGCGTGCGGCTGGTCACCGCTGATCGACTTGCGATGATCCGCTGCCAGCGTGTACGTGTTGCCACGGTCATCCCACACGGCGTTGACCGGATCGGCGTTATGGGAATGCCCGACCCCCACCACGATCGACTGACCAACCGCTACAGATCGTGCGAGGGACAGCGAAACCCGCTCAACCTTCGATTCTGCGACCACCTCCGAGTCGTAGTTGGTGCCGTCATCGGTGGCATTCGCTCCGAGCGTTTCGACGTGAGCGAAGGGAGCGCCGGTGACCATCGCCCGACACGGCTGTGGGTGGGGATGCTTGCCTCCGCCACCGCTGGACGAGGTGGCCCGTCGTGACGGCGAGATGAGGGATCCGTCAGCATCGGTTCCGGCATTCAGCTCCAGGACGATGTGCAGGCTCCTGAGCAGCGTGGCGTTGTCGGTCTGGTCGGCGACGCCCACTACGATCCGCATCCCGTGGATTCGCATCGCCCGGTTGTTGTAGTCGTGGTCGCCCGTGCCGGTGTGGTACGTGATGCGATCACCGGGCTTGTAGTGGTCGAACGGCTTGTAGCGTCCGTTGAGCTCGTCGTCACCCGGCGTGAGCTCGACCTCAACCGTGTCGATGCCCTCGCGCTGGTGCTTCAGGGTGTACTCGCCGATCTTCTCGACCAGGACGTCGTCGTTGGTCTCGGTGATGTCGATGTAGCCGTAGCGCGCCGGCTTGGACGAGTCGTAGTCCGGGCTCACCTCCAGGAAGTAGTCGCCGTCCTTGTCGCGCCCGATGAGGTGCGTCCAGGCGCCGAAGCCATGGGCCCGACGCTCCGCTTCGGTGAGCATGTTCTCGGGGGTGATGCGCACCTTGCCGGCGGCGAAGGTGGCGCTGGTGCGATCCGTGCCATAGCTCTCGTAGGCGTGGATCAGCAGCTCGGGGGTGCCGACCAGGAGGAAGTCGCCGGCGTCCTCCATGGCCTGGCAGCCCTCGTAGATGTCGGTCCCGATCGGCGTCTCGTACTCGTCGGCGACCTCGGCCCAGCCGTTGCTGCTGCTATCGAGGTTCCGGGTGAAGTCGGTCGTCACGTGCCGCAGCGGGGTGCCGTCCTGGTTCTGTCCCTCCTCGATCATCCGCTTCGCGATGGCGCCGTACGGCTCGTGCTTCCAGGTCCAGACGTCCTCGAAGGTGAAGTCGCCGCGGTTGGGCTGGCCGGGTGCGGTGGGCTGGATGGGCAGGCGCGCGCCGCGCAGAGCGCTCAGCGGCCCGCCGCCGCCGATGGTGATCGTCTGGTCGTCCGTCTCGTTGAGGAGCTTGTAGGCCGCCTCGTCGAGGAAGAAGGCCCACACCGGGTTGGGGCTGATGACCGGATACGTCACCTTCACCAGGGTGCCCGGCACGACCCAGTCCGGATCGATGTTGCGGCGATCGATCTCGATCAGCCCGCTGCCCACGCCGCGGTGGGGGACGTAGATCTCGACCCGCTCGCAGTCCTCTTCGGTCAGGGTGCCGAGCGACGTTGCGGTGGGGTCGCCGTCGGGAAAGAACTCGAGCTCGACGACCGCGCTCACGCGATGACCCAGTTCGGGTCGATCGACTCCAGCTCGATACTGACACGTGCCTTCCAGCCGATCAGCTGCTCGGTCAGCAGGTTATCGGTGCGGGCGTTGATGGTCGCCGTGGTGCCATCCTCGAGGGTGACGGAGAGCTCCCCGAAGACCGACGGATCGAACCACAGCTGGATCAGCTTGATCTTGGTCCGGAAGTGCTCGGCGCGCTCCGGGTTGTCGGTGCCGTAGCCCTCCGCCCAGCCCCGCAGCTCGATGGATCGGATGTCCGGCACGTGGTTTCGCGCGAAACGCCCGGACCCGCTCAGCGTCGGCTGGTCCTCGCCCCGCATCTCCGGCGTCTCGTTCAGGCCGCTCACCAGCTCGAGGTAGATGCGACCGTCGGCGTCCTCGACATTCCAGGCCTGGGCGCGGTAGGTGACCGGTCGAAGGGAGGTGACCATCAGCGCTCCTGCGGTGCGAGCTGGCCGAGGTCGCCCAGTCGGCGCAGCTGCATGCCGATATGTCGGACGCTGCGTACCTTGAGCTTGTCCTCGAGGTGGACGTGGATCTGCTCGGGTCCACGCCGGCCGCTATCTCCGCCACCGCCACCAGCCGCGATCTCGCGGAACATGGCCGAGTCGAAGCGGGGGACGACCATCTCGCCCTCGTGCAGCATGGCCAGCCCGGTGTTCGGCACGTCCCAGGTGCCCTCGGCAAACTTCGGGATGCTGCCGTACGTCTTGGTGCCGGCGATGTAGGTGTCGCCGCCCTTGTAGGTGACCGACCCGAGGTTCTTGCTGGCCAGGGTGCTGTGCATCGCGTCGACGCTGGCCTTGACGCCGCCGACGGCGCCCGAGACGCCCAGCAGCTTGGCGCCGTTATCGGCGGTGGCCACGGTCTGGGCAGCCACCGAGTTGAGCATGGCCACGTCCGCTGCCGCCGCGTCTGCGATCGCCCGGTCGGCGATTGCATTCTGCGTGTCGACGCTGCCGATCAGGGTGTGCAGCGCGTCGATGTTGCCCTGCACCTTGGCGGCGAGGTGGATGTCACCGGTGGCCAGGTACTGGGCCTGAAGCTCCTCGAGCCCGATGATGTGGTTCGAGATCTCGGTCATCACCGGCGGGTCCAGCGGGTTGTCGGCGCGCTCCGCCAGCCGCCGGAAGTTGTCGCCGATCGGATCCATCCCCTTGGTGACACCGACCTCGATCGAGGTGCCGATGCCGACCAGACCCATCTCGGTCGTCTTCGCGAGGGCGGTGAGGAACTCGCCGGTGCTCAGCTTCTCGAGCGCACCGCCGAATTGCTGCAGGAGCGCCTGGTCGGAGCCGGCAGCGTCGGACATGCTGCGAACCGTCAGACCCTGTGGCGTCTTCGGCAGGGAGGCCGCCAGCTCGTCGCGCTGCGTCTTGATCGTGTCGATGTAGCCCTGCATGACGCCTTGGAGCTCGCGCGGCTTCTTCGCCCAATCGGCGATCTCAGCATCGAGAACGGCGATTGCCCGGCGCGTTCGATCTGCGTCGCCACCGGACAGGATCTCGTCGACCTGGCGACGCTCGAAGTCGCGCGCCGGCGCAACGGACGCCTGGTAGGCAGGCCCAGCGATGGCTGCTCCGATCTCGAGGCCGATGGCGGCGACGAATGCGGGCCCGAACGCTGACTTCACGATGCGGCCAAGCAGCCCTCCCAAGCCGCCGCCACCAGCTGCGCCGGCCGCGCCCGCCAGGCCGGGAAGCCCGCCGCCCGCCATGGCCACCCACATCGGGTTGGTGGGGGAGGATCCCCGCAGCCCGAATCCGATCTTCAGCGCGCCACCCAGGATGTTGCCGAGGCCGCCGGCAATCATCCCGAGCCCGCCACCGGTGACCTTGTTGGCCACGATGGCGGCCAGCAGGAGTTGCTTCACCGGGTCCGGCAGGGCCTGGAAGGCATCGAAGGCCGACTTGGCGATCGCGGCGGATCCCTTCAGCATCTCCAGCAGAGGGCCAAAGTCAGCGTTCCTGATCTCACTCACCAGGCCGCGGACGTCGCCGGCAAGGTCGCGGGCGAAGCGCTCCAGGCCACGCTGATTCTCGGGCAGCGTCAGCCATTCGACGAAGTCGTCCATCACCTCATTGATGACCGGCAGCAGCTCCCCGCCAAGGACATCGGCCGCCAACCGGACGTTGTTGACGGTCGTCTGCCACTTGCCCTGCGTGGTGTTGAAGAACGCGTCCGATTCGCGGTTCAGCGCACCCGTCTCGTCGGTCGCGACGCCCAGCTGGCGCTGGTATTCCTCGACGCCCTGGCTGAGCAACATGATCGCGTTGATGTCACGGACGTTGGTGATCCCGATCTCTTCGAGGAAGCTGGTGGCGGCGTACTTGTCCAGGCTCTCGATGTGCTCGAGCAACTGGATGAAGGTGCCATTCGCATCGCGATCCCAGCGCGTCGCGAGGTCCGCCAGCGACACGTTGAGCGCATCGGCGAAGGCGATCGCCTCATCGCTGGCGGTGCCGATGTTCAGCGTGGTCTGGTTGAACAGCCGGCTCAGTGACGATCCGCCGGCCTCGACCTCGATCCCCATCGACGCGACGGTCGATGCCAGCGCCAGGATCTGCTCGTTGGTCAGGTCGGCCTGCCTGCCCGCGGCACCGAATCGGGCGGCCATCTCCACGATCTGCGACTCAGTCGACGCTCCGTCGTTGCCGAGGGCGACCAGCGCGTCGGCGAAGCGGCGCATGTCGCTGCTCGACATGTCCAGTACGTTGGAGAGCTGACCGAAGGCCGTCGCGGCCGCATCGGCGGTGAGATCGGTAGACACCGACAGGCGCGCGATGATGTCGGTGAAGTCCAGCAGGTCCTCGCGAGCGATACCGAGCGCGCCGCCCGAGGCCGCAATTCCCGCCAGCTCCTCGAAGGCGACCGGCGTCGTGCGAGACAGGTTCTTCAGGTCGTTCTCGAGCGCGTCGAGCTGCTGAGCGGTCCCGTCGACGGTCTTCCGAAAGCCAGCCGAAGCCTGTTCAAAGGATGCCGCGGTCGTAACCGCGAACGCAGCCAGGCCAACACCCGCTGCGGCCACACGGGTGACGATGCGATCGACGCCCTGTGCCGTCTGGTTGATGCCGCGCCCCATCTGGGCAGCACCACGGCCCACCTGCTCGAAGTTGACGCCGATCGCCTTCGACGAGCGACCGACGGTGCGCTCCAGCCCACCGATCCGGCGGTTCGTGTCGTCGATGACGCGGCGCAGCTGGGCATTCTCACCCTCCAGCTTGAACAGCAGGCTCCAAACAGCCTGGTCGTCCACGTCAGGCGTTTCCCACGAAACTGCCGCCGAGCGCCTCGTTCATCACGCGCACGGCGTCGAACATCTGGCTGGGCGTCAGCTGCCGGCGTGGCGTCACGAACTTGGGCATGAAGTCCTTCGGATCGGCGTAGCGGTCCGACGACTTCCGGCGGCGAGCGTTGAAGACCGCCGCGGCGACGATGGCGGCGTGGAGATCGCCCCGCTCAGGACCGATCGGAGAGATGCGGTCGTACGCCCGCCACCGGGCAAACTCGGCGCTGCTGATCGATCGCTGGCAGTCCCGCACACTCGTGTGTCCGAGCGCCAGCGTCAGCTTGTGCCAGAAGCGGAGCTCTGGCCTTTTCCCAGGTCGTCCGTGGCCTCGTCGACGTCGGTCTCGTTCATCTTCGAGAGCCGGGCAGCAACCTCAGCCAGTCGCAGCAGCGCCAGATGGTTCTTGCGACCCAGCGCCTCGATCTGTGCCTCGGTGAAGAGCAGCTCGCCCTTCGAGTTGACCGCCGTTCTCGAGATCAGGAACGTCCGGAAACCGGCCTGCTTGACGTTGCCGCTCTCATCACGGTGTGCCTGAACCCAGGCATCAACGTCGTCGCGCTCGTTGCCGGTCAAGCTCTGGAGCGTCACGCGCAATCCCCACTCGGGCACGGTGACGACCTCGGTCTGGCGGTCGTTGACAGCCAGGATCGTCGCAGCGTCCTCGACGATCGGTGGGGCTGCCTGGTCGGCGTGGTTGGTCTCGTCCGGCTGCTTGGCTTCAGCCGGACGGGTCGGGGTCTTCGTGGCCATGGGGCGGCTCTCCTAGGGGGTCAGGGGGTTGGGGCGAGGACCGGCTTGCCGGTCGGCTTGAGCGTGATGCTCGCGCGCGAGGCTCCTGTGACGGGGTTGCCCGGGTTGATGCCGGTCACGAAGGCCGCGAAGGCCCACGTGTAGCCGATGCTCGCGGCCAGCACGAGGCGGAAGTTGGTGGCTTCGTCGCTCTCGTAGAGGCCGATCAGGCCGCCGGCGCCGGGGCCGTGGGTGGCATGGCTTGGCACGAAGTTCACGTCGAACGTCACCTCGCCGGTCCGGCGCAGGGTGGCGATGAACTCCTCGTAGCCGTCGACCGCGTCGTGCGGGGTGACGTCCTCGGTGTCGCGGGTCAGGTTCGGCCCGCTGATGTCGAGGACCTCGGCGATGGTCGTGAACCCCTCGGTGGGGGTCGCGCCGTCACCGATCTGGATCTGAGCCCCGAAGGCCCACTTGGCGAGACCGCCCATCTAGCTCTCCTTCGGAGGGGTCAATGCCCCCGCCGCTGCTTCGCTGTGCTTCGCGGCGATCGCCGCCTCGATCTGGTCGCGGTTGGTGCGCGTCGTCAGCCCCTCGATCCCGAGCTCGTCGGTGGCGTAGGTGAGGAGCTGCTCCTTGTTCATGGCCTTGCGAGTGTCGGCGAGCTCGCTCGACATCTCGGCCGCCATCGCCTCGCGCAGCTGCACCGGGTGGTGCTTGGAGACGTGGTGATCGAGCAGCGCCGCGGCGTTGTCGCTGACGATGGCGAACGGGCAGAACGGGCAGTGCGTGTTGGGGTGCCCGCGCCAGTCGGTGACCAGGTACTCCATGGCTATGCCGGCAGCCGAATGACGGCGAACTCGAGCTCCGCAGCCGAGGCCGCGAAGTGCAGGAGCCCGGTCGTCTGGCGCCAGCCCTCGGTCCGGTTCGGCCAGAAGGCCGCCACCTCGCCGGCGCCGATGCTGTAGGCGGTGATGTCGCCCGTGCGCTTCCGGCTGTCGGACACCGAGTTGATCGTCACCGTCAAGGCGCCGCCGCTGGGATTGCGGACCAGCAGCAGCTCGCGTCCGGTCATCGGAAAGCTCGCCCCGTCGGCGAAGGCCGCGCCGGCCGCGGTGAAGGTGACGTCGGCGTCGTTGGCCGCCAGCGGCAGCGTCGGATACGCGGATGGCGGCTCCTGGACGGTGAGAGCGAGGCGGGCCATGGCGAGCTATTCCTCCAGGTGCGGCATGAGGTCGACGATGCGGCGGTAGAGACCGGTGTCGGCCTCGTGGTCGTCGCGGTCGTCGAGGACAGTGGTGAAGGTCACTCCACCGAAGGTCCGGCCGCTGACGACCTCGATCAAGGCGTCAGCGACGGCGTCGGCGGTGTCGGGATCCTTGGCCCAGACGTCGAACTGGTAGCGCGGGCTCTGCAGGCCGGTGTCGCCGTCCTGGCTGTAGCGGCGCGGGCCACTGATGCGGTGGTAGACGATCAGCGGGTACTCGAGCGACGGATCGCGCGTCTTGGGCATGACGCGATCGCCGACCTGGCCGGCGGTCCGCGGATCAGTGATGAGCTCGGCGCGGATCTCGTGACCGGCGTTCATCCGATGCTCCCCAGCAGCTGCTTCATCGATGAGCCGAACTCGCGGCGCATCTCGTCGCCGCGCTCGTCGAGCGCCGGGCGGGCGGTCGGCTTGGGGCTCATCCGGCTGGTGCCGAACTCGAGGAACTTCGGATAGGGCGGGTCGACGATGTCAGTGCCGACCAGCACCACGGCGCGGCCGGCCTCCGCCGGTCCGGTCTCGTGGTGGATGCTGCGCATGTAGCTGCCGGTCAGAACGAGCGGGTAGGCCCGCACGTTTTCCTTCCAGCCGTTCTCGAGCGGCAGCGCGGCTGCCTCGAGCGCGGTGGCCATCGCGGGGCCCGTCCGGTCGCCCAGGGCGCGCATGCGATCGCGCAGCCTGCCAGCGCCGACCAGCTTGATCCGGATCTGCACCTCAGCGGCCCTCGATCGCCACGGGCGACACCTGGCGTGCCTGCAGCCGGGTCAGCGTCTGCTGGTCGTCGACGTCGGGCTTGAGGATGTCGTAGATCTCGCCGCGGTCGTCAACCGCGCGCATCCGCGCCGTGATCTGCGGGAAGTAGCCGAGCAGCAGGATGTCGTGGGTGCTCTCGGCGATGGTGGTCGACTCGAAGCGGCGCTCGTCGCTGCCGCGCCGGCTGACCGGGGCGATCGCCGCCGGGATCGCGCGCAGGTCCGGCTCCTCGCCGGGGGTCGGCGCCCGGTAGCCGCTGGCGCTCGGCACGCCGGCCGTGAAGCCCTCGATCGAGATCGAGCGGGTGAAGAAGCTGCGACGCAGCGTCTGGCCGAGCTCCTTGTGGATCAGCGAGCGAGCCCGCGGCATCAGGCCTGGCTCCGCAGCGCGTCGTTGATGAGGTGCTCGTGCCGACCGAACGGGTCGACGATCATCTCGGCGACGTCGAACAGGCCCGCGACGTCGCCTTCGACGCCGGCGGCCGACAGTGCTACCTGCTCGCGCAGCGACCTGGCATGCTCGCGGAGCGCCTTGGCGACGGCCGGCCCGTCGGTCTCCAGCGCGCCGCCGAGCTGCCGGATCTTCTTGAGGATCAGCGCCTCGGACGAGGCGATCGCGTCGAGCGCCTGCGCCGCCGCCAGGCGCACGTCACCGGCCTCGAGGGTGAGGAAGGCGTCGATCTCAGTGTCGAGGAAGTAGGGATCCGCGACGTCCGTGTCCTGGCTCAGCAGGCGAACGGTTCCGGCCGGGGTCCCTACCTCGTACGTGGCGGCGACGTCAGGCATCGATCAGCTGGTCAGCTGGTCGCGGACCGATGCTTGCGGATCGCGTCGACCCGGTCGGCATTGGTCTTTGCCCCAGAGAGGTCCGCCCCCTCCTTCGCTGCCAGCTCCTCGAGCTGAGGCTTGGTGAGCTTGC